ACCTCTCATCAACGTTCTTACCGCTGGATGATTTTTCTAGTTCCTTCTGTAGAAACTGAAAATTGTTCTGAGATTTACGCTTTAGATCTGCAAATGGCATTAGATTACCTCGGATTATTTTAGATTTGGTTTGTATCTGGGGTGCATCAGTGGCAGTTTTACCCAACGTCATGTCCATGCTTCTAAGTCATGGTAGTCAGAACCCAGTGCCCTTTCACTTGATCATAATAACAGGGATGAGGACGGGCGTCAACCCCCTCCCTCTACTTGTTGCCTCATGTGTTGTACTTTCCTCAATAAGTCATCAAACATAGTCTCGATGGATGTATCGGGTGTAGCACCTAGCATTATAATCCCTTGCTTCATGGTTTCAATGACTGATTTAGCTTCAGGATCATCACTCAGTTTGGCACGAGCATAAAATATCTTTTGTTTTTCTATTAACTTTTCAAGTGCTTCAAAATATTCTATCTTTCTATCTGATTCTAATAGAATAAAATTCATAGCAGATCTGAAACAGAACTGCTGAAGCTCCATCATCTCTTGAATGTCACCACGGACTATATCTGACTTAAAGAAACTCATACTAGCATTAGTTTGGCACGACTTGTTTTTTTCATAAAATTAAGTTGCTGTGCTTCGTAACGCAACTTTTCCTTCAATGGTTTGCTGATTAGCTTACCTACACTATCTAATTCAATTTCATTTAATTCACAGTAGTGGATAACCGAATCGATATAATTCATGTCATGATTATGTAGGGCAATCTTCTCCACTTCCTGCGAAAATCTCGCAGCGGTCATAAATTTATCCTCAAGTAATTGTTTTTTGTCCATATCGTTTTTGGTATTCGTCTATGTACTGTATGAGTTGAAGAAGATACTCCTTCTTGGGTGGTTTAATTACGACCTGAGTTTCACCATTCTCACAAGCAACAATAGTTACCAATTGTTTGACAGTTAAACTGTATAGTTCTTGAAAACAACATGCGTATGCTGTCTCCTGAATAAAATAATCGTATAGGTATGCTTCTCTCTTAGGTTCAGCAGATGTCTTAAAGTCTATGATGGATAGTTCACCATCAAACTCAGCAACTAAATCGACACGACCAGCGACTTCAAGATGTTTTGAATAAAGAAATGCTTCCTGTAAGTATATATTTCCTATACGATCAAAGGTTTTTTTGGTCTGCTCAAACATCACCACAGGAAGTGGAGAGTCTTTGTATTTTTTAATGTCCAACTCATTGTTGAGATAATCCTCAGTGATACTATGAAACTTAGTACCACGTGAAGCAGACCTTGAGGAGATAGCTGCTGCTTTCTCCTTACCTACACGTGCTCTCCATCTAGCAAGACCTGCTTGCTTCTTAGCATTGCTGCCAATGACTGTGGTAATTGAAGGATAGAACTCACCATTAGGTGTAGCATAAACTCTCTTACCATCAACCATCTTAGCTTCACTATCAAGTGGAAAGCATCTGGGATTATGTTCAAACTTCATAATCCTAGGTTAATCTTATTAATAAGATAAGATTTGACAAGACCAGAGCGAACGATGTCTTCAATATTAAATTCTATTAATGAAAACTCTTCCATATTCTGTAAGATCTTTTGGAAATCAATGATGCCTGTACGTTCACTGATCTTTATTAAGTCAGTTTGTGCAGCATCACCACAGAATACTATCTTACTGTCCTGTCCAACACGAGTGATGATTGAATCAAGTTCGTGGAAGTTCAAGTTCTGACACTCATCAATGATAACGATAGCATTGTCAAGTGTGGTACCTCTTATGAAGGAGGTAGACCAGAATGAAATAGTTTCCTGTGCCTTAAGATTATCATACAACATTTCATATGAATTGTCATCTGGCATCTCAAACATTGCCTGAACCATATTCTTATATGGTATCTGATAGAGAGAAGACTTATCTTCATGGTCACCAGGCAAGAAACCAATCTCTCTAGTAGCTACTAGAGATCTAACAATGTATATCTTATCGTATGGTGTGTAATCATCAAGTACATCCTTCAATGCTTTATACAATGCAATGAATGTCTTACCTGTACCTGCTACACCATAAGCATATAACATCTGTCCCTTATCCCACTCATCAAAGAAAACCTTTTGGTTATCAGTGATAGGTTCAATAGGAAGCATATGCTCACCACCTATAGGTTTGCGTCTCTTCTTTTGTTTAGCGGTCATACCTTGACCAGGTGACTTAGTTGTCTTCGCTTTTCTAGGCATGTTAGTATCTGTATTTGTCAGTAATGGTTTTATTATTTACATATTCTGCTTTGGGAAGAACTTTATTCTTCATAACATCTACCCAACCAGGATGTGTTGATGCCATCTTGTCTCGCCACTCTCCTACCTCACCAGCAGAAGCACAACCTGCTTGCCAATCTTTATCCCAATCGGGATTGTCTTTTCTCCATTGTTCATATTCTTTCATGGTCATGGAGAGTTCTTTAGTCTCTTCAGTTTTTAAATTTTTTACAGGATATGTTGGCATTATTTTTTCCTCATTGGTACTTGAATTGTCCATGCTGGTGATACTAGATCAACCATCTTAAACTCTTTCTTATTCTTTTCAATCTGATTTAGATATGCTTCACGTCCAGGTTCAGGTTGTATCTCACCATAATGATTATGTTTTATACCCAAGTAATCCAAGACAGCATCATCAACCATAGTATAAAGAGCATCCCAAGTCAATGTATCTCTTAACTTAGATGATATACGATCAATATCATTCCCGTCAAGATACTCACCCTTACATATCTCTCTAGAGTAATCTCCATATTGACTTTGGAGTTTTGCTCTAGCCTCTACCAACTTGTTAAGGTTGATAGAGATCTTAATATCATCATCAATCATTAGTTCCCTCGTCTTATAAAACCTAGAAGAATTTTCCACAATGATTTAGTGGCACTACCTTCTACTTCATCAAACAAATACATGTTCAATCTAAATGCATAGTTTGCTTCTTCTATTAAAGCATCTTTCTTAGCATCATCTAATGGTAATGTATCCAATACTTCTCTGTACTTTGTCTTCCACTCCTTAGCATCTTCTATACGAGGGAAGTCATAGAAGTGTAGACCCTCACCATTAGGTGGTTGTAATGCTTTCTCTGCTATACCTCTAAGGATCTGACCACCAGATAAATCACCAATGTATCTAGTATAATGATGTGCAATTAAAAGGTAGGGATCTTTCTCTGCTATTTCATTAATTCTATTACAGTATGCAGTACATGCTTCAGAAGGTTCTAATTTATCCCTCCATATAGGACCAAAATAATATCTAAGATCTCGTTCTAATGTTGCCGTACGATTTAAGTCTGCTGACCATGATTGTAATACTTCAGCTAAAGGATCTTTAGTCTCATCAATCCTCTGTTCCATAGTGTCATAAACATAATAGAAATTAGCAATTAGTTTACTATATTTCTCAGGATCTACAACACCTCTAAGAAAACCAGCAACAAACTTAGTGTTCTCTGCTGCTGAATGTGACTTCTTAGTTCCTTCTTTAATTTGTTTTGAAAAAGTTACCATGACAATGCCTCTGATACTATAGGAAATTCTTCTTTGAAAATAGTTCTACAATCTTCTACGATATCCATGTGTTCTTTCTGAGTACCATGTGCAGAACGTAAATCTATGTAGTGTATCCATGAACGAACACTACCAGTCATATAAATTCTGGTTGGTGCTGCTAATGGGAGAACAAATCTCGCACACTCCTTCGCAATACCTGAAGCGAGGAGTTCGTTGTATAGATCCATTGCTTCAACAAAATGTTCAGCAATCTTGTATTGGAGATCTGCTTTCTTGTTCTTTGGTACATCATCTGTACTATTCTGTCTATTCTTAGTGTCTTGATGCCTAAGATCAAACATAGGAATCTCATCTGCTAACAGATTAGTGTCAGCATATCTCTGTGAGAATTCTTGGAATGTAAAAGATCTATGTCTTAAGATTTGTGCTGCAAGACCACGAGTAGTTTCAATCTCAACAGTCATGTAAGCCTGTTCAAAGACCGACCAATGACCGTGCTTGATGCAATAGCTTAGCAAACCACTGACGTTTGGATTGTCTTGGTTCTTTGGATTGCTCACTCGTGCCACGTAACCCATGTGCGTCTCCGCTTTGGGGGTTACTGTTATTAATTTCACGTTCATTATATTTTTTATCAAGTTTAAGTTGTTTCTTAATCATTTTAGCATAGAAAATATCTTTCTTGCTATACCAATCAGGATGTTCTTTTGCTATCTTAAGTAATTTCTTTGCTGCTTTCTTGTCGTTCATACTTACCATAGTATGCATTAAAGTACGATACGATACCATTACTGGTGACTTGTTTATTACACCACTCGTTTGCACATTCATATATGTGACGGTTTGGTGTGTTAGGAAAGTTGCTCATCAATATTTTTAGAACGTTCTCTCTGAGTTTAAGTAACTCAATCCCTTCTAATTGTGGCATCGTAAATAAGTATTTATACTAGGTTAATCAGTGTATCCATCGTCATCATCGGACGGTCCTACTTGTGGACCATCTCCTGTATGTCTATACCATGGATGTATATATGCATCTGTATTAGACCATACTTCTGATTCTATTTCACTAACAACTTGTTTCAGTTGCCTAACCATTTCCTTTAATCGTTTGCGTTCCATATAACAAGCGTCTTACCAATGAATTATAGCATAAAAAAAGAGGGGCGTAAACCCCTCCTTCTAAAATTTACATGTCATTAAACTAACTTAAAAGATTTCTACATATTCTCTTGTCCGTATGGTATCGTTCTGATTCAATCATGCAGTTATAATAGTCGTTAATCTGATCAAGCTTATTGCTTGCGTCTTGGTTGGCAGGGTGTGTCCACTCTGCAAGTTGATTACTACTGATTGCGTTGTGCATACCATTCTCCTTGTTGATTTGAGTCCATAATATGGGAACTTTTAATGCAT